ATAAGCCTGTTATAGAAGAAGTTAAAGAGGAAGAACCCGAGGCACCTGAAAATCCCGAAGAGGATAAAGAGGAAGAGCCTCCATTAATGACTGAGGAAACAGAAGAAGACAGTGTTTTTGCTGTTAACTACGAAATCCTTAAGGAGATGGGAGCGCTTAACCTGCCGGAAGACTTTGAGTTTGATGGTACTGAAGAAGGGTTTGTAAAAGCTCTAGAAACTTCTAGAGACTACTCTCTTAACTTAGCTCGTAATGAAGTGATGTCTTCACTGAGAGACGAAAGAGCTAAGGCTTTGTTTGACTATTTAGATAATGGTGGACAGGACCTAAAATCTTTCGTAGAACGATTTGAAACACCTTCTTACGAATCAGTAAACCCAGAGGAAGCCTCTGAGGAAGATATGACAGCAGTACTAAAAGATTACTATAAACGTACTACTAAACTATCAGAGGATAGAATTAATAAAATTGTAGAAAATGTCTCAAACGCAGGAGCATTGGCAGAAAGCTTTGATGAAGCAGTTACAGAGCTTAGAGCACTCGACCAAGAACAGCGAGAGCAGTTCCTCGAGCAACAAAAGCAATGGCAAGCCGAGCAGCAGCAGGCTGCGGAGCAGTACCGTCAAAGCTTTATGGACACTCTAAACAAGAGTCAGTTTACGCAAGAGACACAACAAAAGGTTTTACAATCGTTTAACCCCATTCAACTGGAAGATGGTTCTCAGATGCTTGACTATCAGTATAAAGCTGCATTAGTCCAGCAAAACCCTGAGCACTTCATCCAGTTTTTGACGTTTCTACAAAACTATGACCCAGAGAAGGGCTTTGAACCTGTAAAGGTTGATAAAGTAGCAGAGACACAGGCAACTAGAAAACTAAAAGAAAGATTGTCTAAAGCTCATTCTACTGACACAAGAGCTCGAATGGGCAAGAGTGTGACAGAAGACAACAACAGGGCTACAGGTGGTTCAGACAAAATTTACTCTGTAGAACCTTTGTTCTAAAGAAAAAAATAAATAAATTAATTAAATCATGGCTGTATCAGAACAACCACGTTATGTGATTAAAAAGTATGACGGTTTTGGCGGTTCTTTCGTTGACTCTGACCACTTAGCATCTACTTATGATGCTGGTAAGCCTCATGTCTTTGAAGGAATCATCGGAAAGATTTTTTCCGCACAAAATCGTTTCGCCAACAAACCTCTAATGGGTATGACCCAAGGTGTTGGTAACGTTAAAGAGGTAGACAACGAAGTCTATCGCTGGCGTCTTGAAGGTGCAGAAGAGAAATCTCTTCGCATTATAGAGAACGTTGAGGCAGGAAATGCAACTCCTGGTATTAACGGTGAAACATTTAAGATTAAACTAGATGAAGGATGGTGTAAGGAGCCTGACGTACTGTTAGGTGAAGACACTGAGTATCCTGTTGAAATTATCGGCGAACCTGAGTTTGACGGTACTGGATGGGTATACTTAGTACGAGGACAGTGGGATGACCCACGTACCTTCTTCCCAGTAGCTCTTTTGGAGACTGGTAAAGAATTCGTTAAAGCTTGGACAACTACTGCCCAGGAATTCAATGACAAGTTCGGTACTATGCAGTTTGGTGCCAACTTCATGCTGGAATCTCAGCTTTCTACCTTTGGTCAAGAATTGGTAGTTACTGACCGTGCTTATCGTGAGCAAGGTCGTTTGGGAGTTCCTCTGAAGGTCAACGGACAGATGGTAGAGAAATTTATCCCTGTCGCTGAGCTGAAGATGCGTGAAGAACTCTATATGTCTATGGAGTACCAAATGATGCACGGTAAGCGTACGTTGAAGCAATCTAACGATACTAAGTATGTTAAGCGCACTGGTCCAGGTTTGCGTGAGCAACTTAAGGACGGACACTTGTTGTATCACAATGGTAACTTGACAGTAGATACGTTGAAAGACTATCTCTTGGATATCTTCTTTGCTCGTAAGAACAAGGAACAGCGTAAGATTACTATCATGACAGGTACTATGGGAGCTATTATGTTCCACGACATGATGGTTGCTGAATCTGACAACACTTTCACAACTGCTATGCACTTTGTGAAGTCTGTTAGTGAAACTCCTAACCACCTTAAGTATGGTGCTCAGTTCACACGCTACCAAGGTCCTGAAGGCATCGAGGTAGACTTGGTGTTGAACCCACTTTACGATGACGTTAAATACTCTCGTAGAACACACCCTGATTACCCTGATCGTCCAATTGATTCTTGGAGAATGACCATCTTGGACTTCGGTCCTGCTGGTGAGAACGAAAGCGGTAATCCTGAAGGTAACATCCAGATGTTGAAGTTGAAGAACTTTGGTCGCTACGGGTATGTTCCAGGTTCTGTTGGTCCTAACGGTCCAGTGAAAGGTGGAGCTACCATGAGTGCCAAAGCTGGTTGCCAGTACTTCATTGAAGATTCTGCTGGTATCTGGGTTAAAGATACTTCTCGTACTGGTGAAATTATCTACGAGTTTGAAGACTAATAATAAAAAATTGGTGACAGGTACCGCACTGTAACATTTGCGACAACCCTCACCGTAAACTAATATACATGGGAACTATTGTTCAAATTAAGGCACTCCCTCGGGAGACTGCCTCTAAAGTTCACGAGCTTGTAAATGTTACAGGTCAAGGTGAGCGATACAAAAGATTAGAAAGGACTAAAATTAACGATAAGTGCACAGACAGTATCTGCGCTTTGCCCAGTAAATCTTTAGGAAGGCTTCTCACTGGGCTTATGGATGAAGTTGATAACCCCTACTTGCAAAAGAAAGGGGAACCTGAGCCCAGGCTTCCTGAAGGCTTTGAAGATATTGTCGACAAGAAAAAAGTACCCAGGCAGACCTTATTAGAGATTAAGCATGGGGTGCCTAGAGATTACTATACATCAAAACGACCTAGACGTGGAGACAAACCTGCTGATTTTACATTCATGCAGCAGTTTAGATTTAAGCTAAGAGACGGAAGTGTCTTCCTTAATCTGGACATACCTGAATAAGAGTTGGCATACTATGTATCTTTGGAAAGTCGTTTTGTAGCAAACTCTATGGACGAATGGAGAGCTCATAAGTGGCCAAAGGCTACACACGTTATTATCCATGAAGGAGAAACCGAGTCTGAGCAATATAAGAGAGAGAAGTCTAAGACAGATGCACTATCTGCAATTAATGCCTTGGATAATATTACACAGAAGAAACTGGTTAAAGTACTTGGAAAAGGTCGTGGATTCATGACTGACCAACAAGCTTTCCTAACTCTGAAGAACTTTATTGAGAAAGAGCGCGGACAAACACTTGACCAAAACATAGAAAAACTTCAGACTTATCTGAACCTCTTAGAATCTAAGCCTGGTAAAGAAGAGTTTGAAGCACGAGCACTACTGGAAGATTTGTTACATTAC